GCGCAATACTGCGCATATATCAACGGGATATTAACGATCAACCCATTATTTCGCGAAAAAACGTCGATAAAAAGCTATGAATAACACAATCGCAGTTTGGTATAATGGAAGATCAATGCTTGTATATAAAGAGGTAGCCAAAATAATAAACTACCAGTTGAACCCGGTGATTTTCTTGGAGGAATACAAATTTATGCTAGGACTTCCGCAGGCGAAAGCTTGGGTTATAAGCATGAAGAAACACCTCTAGTAGGAGCTATACAATTTAAAGTATCAGATGATTATACTCCGGGTAATGAAGTTCTTACTAAATTATTAGTAGCGTTAACTGATGAAGACGGGTCGTCAATAAAATTAGTATTGGACAATACTGGAAATTTAAGAATATCTGGTGATATCAGTTTAGGCGACTTAACAATTACAGATAAAGAAGTAGAATCTAATAATGTAGATGAATCGAAGGTAAAATTTGTTCTTGTAAACTATCAAAATCAACAATATGCAATGTCACTATATCCTATTAAAAAATGAAAAAAGATTTTTATTGGATACATAAAGACTACAACAATAGTAGTTTAAATAATATAGCAAGAAGGTTAGTTGAATATCATACTGCAAATTTGATTCAAGAATATAATGTTCATTATGTTTATGATTACCAAGATTATGAAAATTCTTCAAAAGTGGGGAGAATTTTTTTAGATGAAGAGTATACCGTAGAAGATACACATATAATTAATTCATTAGTTAATTATAATGTTTATTTTAAGGTTAATACAGAAGAAGATATTAAGTTATGCAAATCAATCACCGATTTAGATTTTGTAGTTTCTTTAGCCGCCGGCAATTTAAAAGATGATAAATTATTAAACTTAAAAAGATATATAATAGATATCAGTCCGAGAGCAATAGAAAAAAGTAAAGAATTTTTAGATGTTCCCCAATCTAGTTTTTATCAAGTAGATGTATTTGATGACAATCAATTATCAGAATTCATAAATCAAATTAAAGAACAAACTGGGCTAATGTATGTTAGTAATTGTTTTTTGTATATTCCTAATTGTATTTTATTTGATATACAATATAGAATTGAAAAACAAAATCAATTTTTAGATTGTTTAAGGAATGACAGCCGAACTTGGTATGTTAATATGGTGTCAGCAAATGGTGATCAATTTTATAATCTAAATGTAAATGACATTCCAGAAATAGTTCTTGACAATAGATTTGGAGTTTTACCTTGGATATCATAAATTCTTCTTTAGAAAGATTTAAAAATTGGCAAAACGATAATCTAATTTTAAAAGATTTTTTTTATTGGATACGACACGAAAGTAATATTAAAACATTGAAATTAGCAGACGGCTCAGCTGTAGAAGTAAAGCCCGTCTACGGTGCTTCCATTCCTGCAGATAAAAAGGAAGAAGCATTTAAATGGCTTCGTGATAACGGCCTGGGTGACCTTATTAAAAATGAGGTTACTGTTTCCTTTGGTCGTAACGAAGATAACAAGGCACAGTCTTATGCTGTCCTTGCACAAGGTCAAGGGTTTGAACCTGTCCAGAAATTAAAGGTTGAACCCATGACACTTAAAGCATTGGTCAGGGAGCGTCTCGAAGCTGGACATGAGATGCCCTCTGATCTTTTTAATGTGTTCGCAGGAAACAGAACCAAAATAACGAGAACATAAGGAGTAAGAAATATGTCTCAAGCACAAAGTACAAAGAAGCAAGAAACAAGGAACAACGCTAGTCAAGAGTTAATCAAAAAGGCTAACGGTGCCTTGGCTGTATCTATGTTTGAACAAGATGCAGACAAAGGATTAGGTAATATAGGTCATGAAGATTTAGCATTACCTTTTCTAAAAATACTCGGACAATTATCTCCAGAGGTTAATAAGAAGGATGGTAAATACGTCCAAGGTGCAGAATCTGGAATGATTTACAATTCTGTAACTGGAGAGTTGTTTGATGGAGATGAAGGAATCGAAGTCGTTCCTTGTCATTACAAGTTGGAATACATTGAATGGCAAGATAGAGGCGCAGGTTCTGGAGCACCCGTTGGTATCCATCCATCATCTAGCGATATCATGTCTAAAACCAAAAGAGATGGTTCTTACAAAGACAGATTACCAAATGGTAATTATATCGAAAAGACTGCGAGTCATTTCGTTATTATCAATAGTAAGACCCCTTCTACCGCTTTGATTGCCATGAAATCAACGCAATTAAAGATTAGTAGAAAGTGGAATAGTATGATGTCTAGCATTAAGATGAAAGGTCAAAATGGATTATTTACCCCAGCATCTTTTAGTCATGTATACAAGTTAAAGACTGTTCAACAGTCTAATGACAAAGGTACATGGTTTGGTTGGGAAGTAAGTAAGGCTGGCCCAATTCAAGATCAAGCATTGTATAATCAAGCTAAATCTTTTGCAGAAAGCGTTTCTAAAGGCGATGTTCAAGTCAAACATGGTCAAGAAGCAGAAGCAAAAGAAGAAGCAGTATTTTAAGTTTAATAGACTTTATAATAGTGGGCGATGTATTCGCCCACTAGAACAATGATGGATGAAACATGGAACATATATTTATAGATGCGTTTAAAGGACTAGAAAGAAACTTTGGATCTGCGGATCTAAATAAAACAACAATAGATCCTGCAACAGGTAAGGTTAAACCTATTTATGCCTGGACCGATAAACAAATTAGTGATCAAGATTATATTGATCATTTAAATGGTATTAAATCAATTGGTATTCAACCTTGTGATGACAAAGGTATGGCTAAATTTGGAGCCATTGATATTGATGATAAACAACATAGTTATTCAAATTTTCCATATAGAAAATATTTAGAAATTATTTCAAAACACAAACTACCTTTAGTCCCTGTTAAATCTAAATCAGGTGGCTTACATTTATACTTATTTTTAAAAGAACCTGCGAAAGCTGTGTTCATCAGAAGTTTTTTAGAAAAACTTTTATTGTGTTTACAACTACCACCCAACATAGAAATTTATCCAAAGCAGACTGAACTTGGCCAGGATGATGAAGGTAATTTTATTAACGGTAACTTTATTAATTTACCTTATTATAATAAATCAGAAAGAACTGCATTTCAATTAGATGGGACTAAATATACATTTGAACAATTCATAAAGGTTGTTGAAGTTAATCAATATACTGCAGATGAATTAGAAGAATTTGCAATAGAACATATTAAAGAAATGTTAGCAGGGGGTGGTGAAGAATTTAAAGATGGACCTCCATGCTTACAGAGAATGACCAAAGATAAATTAACGGATGGTCGTGATCGTTTCTTATATAATTACATGGTCTTTGCTAAAAAGAAATACCCAGACGATTGGGAAGACAGAGTTAAAAATGCACCTAAAAAATATTTCGCAGAAAATGCTCAAGGTATTTTAGATTGGGATGATAATAAAACATTAAAGAAACTAAGATCCTGGGGTAAAGATACTAAAGGCCATACTTGTAATGAAGATCCTATATTTAGTTTTTGTTTAAAAGGCGAATGTCGTACCAGAAAATATGGTTATTTATCAGATAAGAAAAGAATGTTTCCACCTTTATCAGGACTACAGAAGATTACTTATCCGGAACCAGAATATACTTTTAATGTAACCTTAGCTGATGGACAAACAACAAAAGAAGTTAGAGCAAAAAATATAAAACAAATTATTGTACAAGATGAGATTAGAGCAATCATCGGTAATGCAGCAGGTGTTGTTCCACCAAAAGTTAGACAAAATGATTTTCAAGATATCCTAGATGTATTGTTTCCACCTAAACTTATTACATCACCACCTAAAGGTACAACTCCAGATGAATTATTAGAAGAATACTTAAGAGAATATTTAAGAGGACCTAAAGCAACAAACTATGCAGCATTTAAAACAGGTGCAGTTTTAGTTGAAGATGAATATGCATACTTTGTTTATCAAAGTTTTTATAACACACTTAAAAACAAAGAATGGAAAACAAATAAACCAAAGACAGCGGAAGATATGATTCGTTTATTTGATGCAGAGTTTGCAGTATCAAAAAGATTTCCTAAGAAAGATGAAAGCAAAGGTTCTAATCCACCCGTTAATGTAACTAAAATAAAAATAGATAAGATGAAGGCAGAAAAATCTAGTCCAGAAATTATTCCAATGATGGCACAACAGGATATTATGTAATGATTAAAAAAATATTTGGTCCGCCAGGTACAGGTAAAACAACGACCCTACTTAATTTAGTAGATGAATACATTAAAAAAGGTACGCCATTAAATAAGATTGGTTATTTTGCATTTACAAGAAAAGCAGCCAATGAGGCAAAAGATAGAATGCTATCTAATAATCCTAACTTAGATAAAAAAGATTTAGTTCATTTTCAAACATTACATTCACATGCTTTTCATGTTCTAGGTTTGAATGAAGATAATGTTATGCAGTCCGAACACTATGAACTTATTGGTAAAACGTTAAACTTACGAGTCACGGACGGTGGGGATGAAAGTGGTTATCTTAATTTTAATAGTGATTACTTTAAGATTATTAATAAAGCACGAGTCAAGGATATTTCTGTAGAAGATGAATTTAATACCAATGAATGGAATGCGGATATTGATTATGAAACCTTAGATCACATTTATCTAAACTATAATTACTTTAAGAAACAATCTAATCTTTTAGATTTTACAGATATGATTTATCAATTTGTAGAAGAATCTAAAAAAGAAATAAGTAAATGTAAAACATTTGATGTTGTATTTATAGATGAAGCCCAAGATTTATCTCCAATACAATGGAAGATGTTTGATGCTTTAAAACAAAGATCTAAAGATGTTTATTTAGCAGGTGATGATGACCAGGCTATATTTGCTTGGGCTGGCGCAGATGTTAAAAGATTTTTAAATGAACCTGCAGAAGAACAAGTATTACCTTTTTCAAATCGTGTACCTAAAAATATACAAGATAAATCTAATGTTGTTTTAGGTCGAATACACACAAGAAAAGAAAAAGAATATTTCTCTAAAAAAGGATCACCAGGTAAAGTCGAGGAGGTCTATGACATTAATCATATTGATTTAACGACTGATGAATGGTTGATTTTAACAAGAACAACTTATCGCTCAGATGAAATTGCTAAATTATTAAGACAAAATAATTTATATTTCAAATCACGTTTTGGTAAAAGCTTTAATAATCATCTTTATAAATGTGCTTTAAATTGGGGAAGACTCACAAAAGGTGAACCTTTAACGATTCCAGATTGTAAAGATTTATTTGATTACTTACCTGAAAATTTTGATGAAAAGAAATTTAAACATAGAGACGAAGCAACGATAAGTGACTTTAATTATTCAAAAGATTTATTGTGGTATGATGCTTTTATTAACGCGGATCAAGAACAATGTTTATATATTCGTACCATGTTATCCAATGGTGAAAAATTAAAAGAAGAACCTAGAATAGAGATATCTACGATTCATGCAGCAAAAGGTGGTGAATGTAAAAATGTTATCCTGGTATTAGATAATTCAAAAAAGATTAGAGAGTCTGTTCAAATCAATATCGATAAAGCAGATGAAGAACACAGAGTTTGGTATGTTGGCATTACTCGTGCCAAAGAAAACCTATACTTATTGAAACCCAAGAGAGAGCGATATGGCTATTCCTTGTAGGTTCAGAGTCGGGATAGAAGGGAAGATCATCGGGCTAGTGGTAGAGTCTGGCTATAACAGCGAAGTTGGTTCGGGACCTTCGAATCCCTTTTCTCATTTTTTTCCCGTTAAATCAACAACTACCACACAAACCTTAAAGGAGGAACACTATGTCTACTAAAGACGCATTCGAAAAAATATTTCCAGAAGAAAAACAAATCGGAGGAAATCATTATCAAATCAAAATTCAACCTTATGAATTTACAATGGCTAACAACTTGAATTTTTTTCAAGGCAATGTTATTAAATACGCCGTTCGTTATTTAAAAAAGAATAAGATTGAAGACTTAAATAAAATTATTCACTATTGTGAATTAGAAATAGCAAGACTTAGAAAGGACTGGGACCAATGAGCAAAGAACCCGGAAGAAAATGGGATGGACGATCCAGAGTATCTACTGAATTTTACAAAAAGAGATACGATGAAATATTTAAAAAGAAAACAGAAGAACTAAAAAAGAAACAGGAAAAGGAGAATAAAGATGAGAGTACCGATATTTGAAGCGCAGACAGAATGGATTGAACCCGAAGAGTTTCCAGATCTAAGAAGCTATGATGAAATTGCAGTCGACTTAGAGACTAGGGATCCGTATCTTAAACAAAAAGGATCGGGATCTGTGATAGGTAATGGTGAAGTGGTAGGAATTGCAGTAGCGGTTCCTGGGAGAAAGTTTTATTTTCCGATTGCTCATGGTTCGGGTTCGAATATGAACAAACAGCGTGTCCTATCATGGTTTGCTGATACCATGGCCTGCCCTGCTGTCAAGGTCTTTCATAACGCCATGTATGATGTCTGTTGGATAAAGAAATTAGGTATTAAAATCAATGGCTTAATTGTTGATACAATGATTGCAGCAAGTTTGATTGATGAGAATCGATTTGCCTATACGTTGAATGCTTTGTCTTGGGAATATCTGGGTCATGGTAAAAACGAAGCCGCATTAAATGAAGAAGCAAAGTCTAGAGGCCTAGATCCAAAAGCGGATATGTGGAAGCTACCTCCAATGTATGTTGGAGCTTATGCAGAAAAAGACGCTGAACTCACATTAGAGTTATGGCAAAAATTTAAAACAGAAATTGTTAATCAAGATATCGAATCTATTTTTAATTTAGAAACAGAGTTGTTCCCTTGTTTAGTGGATATGAGATTTAAAGGCGTTCGTGTCGATAGCGAAAGAGCTCATATACTGAAACAAAAATTAGTTTCAGAAGAAGAAGGGTTATTGCAGCAAGTAAAAACAGAGACAGGAATAGAACCCCAAATATGGGCTGCAAGATCGATTGCACAAGTATTTGATAAACTTTCTTTACCTTATCAAGTAACTGAAAAAACACAGGCACCTTCCTTTACTAAAAATTTTTTACAAGAACACCCACATCCGGTTGTTCAAAAAATTGCAAAAGCTAGAGAAATTAATAAAGCTCATACAACGTTTATTGATACCATAATTAAGTATGAACATAAAGGAAGAATTCATGCTGAAATTAATCAAATTAGATCTGATCAAGGAGGTACCGTAACAGGAAGATTTAGTTATAATAATCCTAATTTACAGCAACTTCCAGCAAGGAACAAGGACCTCGGACCACAAATCAGATCCTTATTCTTACCCGAAGAAGGAACGACCTGGGGATGTTTTGACTATTCTCAACAAGAACCAAGGTTAGTTGTTCACTATGCAGCATTGCATAACTTTCCGACCGTTCATGATGTTGTTGATGCTTATAATCAAAATACAGATACAGACTTTCACCAAACCGTAGCAGACTTGGCTCAAATTCCAAGAGACCAGGCTAAGACAATTAACTTAGGATTGTTCTATGGAATGGGAAAAGCAAAGCTCCAGGGAGAACTTGGTGTATCAAAAGAAAAAGCTGCAGAATTATTTGAACAGTATCATGCAAAAGTTCCTTTTGTTAAACAACTCATGAGCAGTGCATCTAATAGAGCGCAGAGGAGAGGACAAATAAGAACGTTACTTGGAAGATTATGTAGGTTTCATTTATGGGAACCTAATAGTTTCGGTATGCATAAAGCCATGTCTCATGAAGACGCGCTCGCGGAACACGGACCAGGGATCAAAAGAGCTTATACTTACAAAGCTTTAAATAAACTGATTCAAGGTAGTGCTGCAGATATGACTAAAAAAGCTATGGTTGAACTATATAAAGAAGGTATTGTGGCCCATATTCAAATTCATGATGAACTCGATTTATCAGTAGAATCTCAAGCACATGCAAATAAAATTATTGAGATCATGGAAAATGCTGTTAAACTAGAGGTCCCAAATAAAGTTGATTATGAGTCAGGTGAAAACTGGGGTGACATTTATGATAAATAAGGAGAAACTATGGCATACCTTAACGCAAATATTCCACCGATCTATTGCAAGGTTAAAACAGAGTATTTGTATGATATGGACCCAAAGAAACGAGGTGAAGAAGACTGTGTTGTCTTCGGCGTGGCATCTATCACAGGTCGCGCGCTCTTATTCCATATTATGTTACCAAATGGTGCGGTCTATTAT